GCCTCCCGCAGATGCCGTCCCAGTCCAGCACATAAAGAAAACCGTCATGGTATCCTATTTGCACTACTGGGTTTACAGAAATATCAATGCCGGTTGCTTCCCCGTACCAAAGCAAACGGTTCGCTTTGGTTTTCATATAGGTTTTTGCGTCTTGTGTTTTCATAAGGTTAATTTTACTGGTTTTTGGGTTTGGGTTAAAGGGGTTAATTCAATCCAGTTCGGGCAACTCCAAGCGAATTGCGTTTGTATG